GTACAACACAGTTCCAGTCTTGGCATCAACACCACGTGCCCGGCGCACACGATTGGCGTGCAAGTGTCCGTGAATGTTAACACCAAAGCGACCCAATGAAGCCTCATGCACAGGAATGTGACTCAAGATCATGCCGTTCATCACATGATACGCCCGCAACTCACGAAAGTACTCGCGGTATTCATCGTCACGGAAGATGTCATGGTTGCCGCGGATCAACACTTTGTCGCCATTCAAACGTGCCAAAGTCTTCAAGGCCTTGCGGTTGATTACAACGTCACCCAAGTGATATACCTTGTCGCTGGGTCGAACTGTGTCGTTCCAACGACGGATCATTTCCTCGTCCATCTCATCAGGATCATCCCAAGGACGCAATTTTACTGTGTCATCATCAGGGTGCGTGAAGCGACAGACACCGGCATGACCAAAGTGCGTGTCACTGACTAAAAATACTGCTGGCATCTTGTGCTCCTTTCTTTAATTGTTAATTATAGCAAATTGGGAATTATTGGTCAACCGTTTAGTGCTTGATTTGTTCGAGTCATATCAGCACAAGTGTACCGTTGATAACTATTTTTCAAGTTTTCAGGCATGGGAATTTCATCAATGGGCACATTGAATTGTTCGGCTATTTCTCGAAAACTCTGAGTTCGTCCTGTTCCTATATTGTATATGCCACTTGTGGGTTTGGTAAGGAATTTCAGGTGCATGTCCACAACATCTTGTACTGGCACAAAGTCTCGACGAGAGTGTTCGCTGCCTTCAAAAATCTTGATCCTGCCGGTTTCCCTTGCTTGTTTTGCAAATTGATGAAAAGGACTGGCCTGGCCACCTTTGTGATCTTCTCCAGGACCATACACATTAAAATATCTAAAACCTTGCACCACGTTACCGCCTTGGTGTTGTGTGTGATAGCGTTCAAACAAGTATTTGCTCCAGGCATACGGTGTGCGTGGGTCCGGTGGAGCATCTTCAGTGAACACTTGCCCCATGCCATATATGCTGGCTGAACTGGAATACTGCATGTTGACACCAAAACGTTTGCAAGCATCAAACAACTGTCTGCTGAAATCAAAGTTTTGCGTTAGAATTTTGTCTATGTTACGTTCAGTAGTTGAACTGATGCCACCAATATGTATGACCCAGTCTTGTTCCATAACGCTGGGCAGGTTGCCATCGTCCCAGTCAAAGGTGTCAACCTCGTGTCCGTCGGCTTCTAACGATTGCAACAAGTGGCTACCGATAAAGCCTTTATGTCCGGTCAGTAATATTTTCATTGTGATATGCTTCGATGTTTATTGCTTTGTCATCAATCCAGATGTCGTATACAGGCTTGCCCAATTTTAATGTTGTGTACTTTACCTGCCAATTGACAAATTGTTGTTGTGTAAGAGCAGTCCAGTCAATGCCTGAATTGCCGCCTCTTGCGGTCCAGTAGTGTATCTCGTGGCCTTGGTCAAACAGTTTATTAAAATGCTCGATCCTGTCCACAAACGGCACAGCACTCTGATAATCACCATTTGTGTTGTTGCAGATAGTACCGTCAATATCAACCATGTATTTCATTGTTGACTATCCCCAGGTGCCACACGATAGTTGTCTTCCACTGAGTCCGGGGTGCTTACTTCAATCACAGTACCAGCCTCAACACAGATCAACTGATGTGGCAGTAACGGAACATTGTGCCATGTGTCACCAGCATTGAGTTCTGCTTCGTGGACACTGGCGTCTGCTGTGTCAATGTAACGCACAGTGAACTTGCCACTCAACACATACCATGATTCGTCTTTTTCACGATGAAAGTGCATGCTGAACTTGGCACCTGTGTCAAAGTGCATGAGCTTGCCACAATATAGATCGTTGGTGGCCCAAATTTCTTCAGAACCCCAACCTTTGGATACGTTTCCCATCAACCGCATATTTCCTCCCGAGTAGGAGCATACACTCCCATGTGTTGCACAGTGACCGCGCTGGCTTGAATGGCAAATTCAATGGCCTGTTGCATGTCACCGTCTGTGCGCAAATACTCCACACACAAGGCTGCCAAAAAAGTATCACCGGCTCCAGTGACATCGGCAATTTCAACTTCGGGTGCTGGGTATACCTTGGTGCCATATCGCGCACCGTCCTTGCCCAGGGTCACCACAAGGTCAGAACACAAGCTGCTCACACGAGAATATTCTAGACTGTTTATTTTGACAGTGCAACCTTCTAGTTTTTCAAGATCAGTTTTCTTGGTGTCGACAAAGATTGGTCCGTCAAAATCTTCACGAAGCTCTCGAAGCAATTTGTAACTCACTGTGCCTTTGTTGTAGTCAGAAACAATCACAGCATCATAAATGTTGGGTATTTGACTTTCGATTTCCAAAGGGTCACTAACCACGTCATTGTCAATTCTCAGCACCTGTTGATGACTGCGAATGTCAATCAGTCGAGTCTTGACCGATGTTGCACCATGCAAGTAATTCACAGTGCATCCTAGTGCTTCAAGATTGGACAGCACATTGCCGGCCATACCTGGCCTGCTTTCTTCGCTCACGCTTTCAAATACAGGTACAGGAGCTTCAGGACTGATTCTATCTACATTGCCGTATTGATACACGTCAACGCAATTGTCACCTATTAGCAATATGTTGAATTTTTTCTGTGGTTGAGAATCCATGTATTCTTTCGAAAAATACTATTTCTGGTACTGCATGTTCGCCCACAATAGGACGTCCGCGATAGTCAGAACCTTTGACCATTATGGCACATTCCGCAATGATGTCAACAAGCTCTTGGTCAGAATCAAATATTCTAACCTCATTCACTGAGCGTAGATTACTCAAGAGTTCTTGCCGTTCCGCTTGTGTATTTACAGGACGGTTGGCGCCTTTTAATTCTTTTACTCTTCGATCAGAGTCAATGGCAACCACAAGATAATCACCTAAACTTCGAGCATAATTTAACAATGCCAGATGTCCAGAGTGTACAATATCAAATGTGCCATTGACTATGATTCGTTTCATTCGAAGTCTAAGTTCATCCGGCGCCAGGCTTCATCGTCTGGCTTTTCGTTTTCATCGTAGGTCCAGCCCAGTTGTTTCATCAACCGGTGCTTGACACGCATGTTGGGAATACGAGTCTTTTCAGTATCCTTGAATCCCATCATAACACCAACTTCTGCCACAGCACCTGAACGGCATAGTCCTGCCATGCAATGCACAACCACGTTCATGCGCTTCTTCAAGGCATGTTGCAACAGGCGCACAATCTCTGCGGCCTGCTCGTCTGATATCTTTGCTTCGTCAGGAAAGCCATCTTTGTCCTCAGCATCCAAGAATTCAAAACGATGCGTTTCTTTAAAATCGTGCGCAGGCTCTGGCCACCAGCTGGATGCAGGATCCATAATTTGGATCAGCATTGAGTTGGGACCAGCATTGTGATGATACCTCATGGGCACATCAGCGGCAGCTACGTTTTCAATCCAGGGCATGTTGTTCTCCGTTTAATGTGTAATTATAGCACAAAGAGCTATGTTGATCAAGTAGCACTAAGGTATTATTTCTTGCCATGTGTGATCGCCCATGTATTTGACCTGCATGATATACTCATAATCTTCTGGCACACCGGTGTTCCAATCATCAGGGCCAGTAAGCACCAGCAGATTTTTTCCGTGTCGCTTGTGCCATACCAACCAGTAGCAGTGGCCCATGACAATTTGAAAATTGTATTCTGCGGCATACACTGCATCAGTGACGTCAAGTCTGCGACGAATGTCTTGCGCTTGTTTTTCTAGAACCGCCACCAGTTCCATGATACGATCATACTCTTGCTGGGCATACATCCTGGCATGATTGATCATCAAGTCCTTTTGCTTCTCCACCGGAACTAGATCAAATGTGGGACCTAGGGTGCTGGTAGCGTAGGGAGTTATGTTCCGGTTGAAGAAGTGTACCAGGGTATTGCCAGTTGTGATGTCGAAACTGTCGCGACCCTTGGCTGAGTTTGGCGGATCAGAAGCTGCCATGGTCCTTGTAACGGCGTCTTGGTTCAATGTCCAGCTGCTTGTACAAATACTCGCGACCAACAAGCCCAAGCTCGATCTCTTTGAGAGCTGTGACCACAGCACTGTGCTTGGGACCATTGATACGTGGTTTGTCGCCACGTCCTAGTTCCCTAGCACGACGAGCACCGATCAGCACCAAGTCGTAACGATTGCCAACTGCTTCTACTGCGGCCTCGTTCGAAAGTCCCAGGGTCGCTTCGTATGCAAGTGCGTCTTGTTTAGTTTGTATGCTATTCATCATCTTCCTTTGTTGTTAAACCATTTGAATGTGTGTCGCGAATTACTTCCACGTTTTGGAACAATCGCTTTTCTTGTGCTGTGAGTTTGTCTTTGTGTGTCTTGCGTGGGTTGCCACACAGGTAGCAATGTGGATTGCCACAATCCATGGCATGATGTTTGGCCATTCTGTGTGGTTCTTTTACTGATTTGTCTCTATTGGTCAAGCCATGTTGCTTGGCAATTTTGACTTGTCTTGAGATGGCCACATCTGTTTTGTGACGTCGTTTTGAGTTTATAAATTTGGCTAGATCGTTGCTCATACAGTTATTTAAGTAGGACGAAACTTATTGTAACAGGTTTCGCCCTCTAGGTCAACTGTTTAGGACTTTTGCAACCGAATTCATTACTGCGGCGATGCGCCCAATGTCACGAAGTTGTTCTACTGTGTAGCCTTCGGTCTTGAGTGTTTCGTAATGTGCTTTCACACAGAAGTGACACTTGCCCACAATACTAGCAGCCAAACTGAATGCTTCGAAGTTTGACTTGGTAGTTCCACCATGTGACACAATAGCGTTCATGCGTAACTGTGCTGGCAGTCCTTTGAGTGCAGGATCATCGGCCATCTCAACATACGGATACCATACATTGTTCTGTGCCATGATGCTGGCAGCAGTCATTGCTGACTCTGCATGTACTGGGCCGTCTGCCAACAAGATGCTTAGAACTTTTCCGTTGCCAGTTGCGGCCAGTGCAGCCACAGCACAACCCATGGCAACATCTGCATCCAGTGTGCTACGAAGCAGCACTGCATCCAAATTCAATCGTGTATCTTTTGCGTAATCTGGTAACGCACCTTTTACTGATTCAATAAAATTCATGTTAATATTTCCCTGATGCTAATACGATTTGGCAAATGTGTTCCAATCGTTCAATGTGTTCAAATGCCCTCCATGGGCTGGTATCGATAGCAACCACGCCGTGACCTTTGATTCCTACAATATCGTAAGCAATATTACCATAGTCATCTAACTGCAAGTTCTCGTGACAGCGATCAGCAAGTTCTTGGCTGATAGGTGGTACATCACCCACATTAGGTGCTACCTTGGTATAACGATTCAATTCTGGAAATGCATCGCTAATAGTGCTAAGGTCAATACCGGCGTGCATAGCAGCAATACAATAAGTAGGGTGTAGATGAACTACAACTCTAACATCGTTGCTGTGCTGACCCATTGCTCGTTGTAATCCAAAGTGCAAAGGAATCTCCCCACTGGGTTTTAGTTTAGCACTGATATCTGAGTAGTGTTCTTCTTGCCATAGCAGGCCGTGAATGCTGATCTTTTTAAACTGATCCGGTTGCATGGTTTGCTTACGGACGCCACTGGGTGTAATATAAAAGTGATCACGGTCGTGATGACGAATTGAAACATTGCCATCACGACTAGTAATCCAGTTGCGTCTATATGCTTCAACAAGCGTGTCGCATATAGTTTCTAACATTACAGAGTCTCGCCGCCGACTGTGCGGTTACATGCACATAATTCGCCAGTTTGTAGCGCATCCAATACACGAAGTGTTTCTTCTGGGCTACGACCAACGTTCAAGTTGTTCACAGTCACATGCTGGATTTCATTGTTGGGGTCAACAATGAATGTTGCACGAAGTGCCGCACCTGCTGGAGCATAGAACACGCCCAGTTGCTCAATAAGACTTAGATTTTCACCAGACTCTGAATTCCAACGTTGTGTGTCGGCAAACTGAACATGCTTGATCTTGCTCAGGTCTTCGTGGCTGCGTTGCCATGCCAGTTTGCAGAACTCATTGTCTGTGCTTCCGGTGAGCAATACTGCGTCACGGTCAGCGAAGTCCTGGAACAGTTTGTCGTACGCCACAATTTCAGTTGGGCAAACAAATGTGAAGTCCTTGGGATAGTAAACAATCACTTTCCACTTGCCTTCAAAACTTTTATCTGTGATGGTAAAGAAATCGTCTTTACCTGGGTTCACGCCGGTCACGGCAAATGCTTCTAGTTTATCGCCTACAGTTTTCATTTAGTTCTCCTATGTTAAAAATGAATCTCAGTGTTTATACTGATTCACTATTATATAGCAT